ATTTTAAAACAAGCTGGAATTGATTCTAAAATCTAATTGACAGTCTTTCGATAAATCAATACACTTTCAATCAAGGCGTCAGAAACCTTACAAACAGCGGCAATTCCGCACCCGAAAGCATAGCGGTTTTTTTATGCGTGAAATTTAGCAACCTTGTTTGTTTATTGCCATTAAACATTCATTACGCATAACCACATCTTATCTATGCCGAGAGGGCGGAGAATAAAATACCCGAAAGGGGAATAATCCCGGTCGACTGTTTGCGACTTCTGAACCTCTTGGCGACCCTATCAGGTCAAATTTTTTCAGAAACATCAAACAGGAGTCAGAAATGGCTAATCAAATCTCAACTCAAACAATTTCATTCAATCATCAATCTTTAGTTACATTTAAACAAAACGGTACATATTACACTGCTATGAAACCAATCTGCGAAAATATCGGCTTGGATTGGAAATCTCAATATTCTCGAATGAAACGTGATGATGTATTAAATTCAACTATGGTCATCATAACCATAGTAGCCGAAGATGGTAAAAAA